ATACTAAATAACATTACATGAAAAGGTTTATATATGATTGATTTAGAATCCATTCTTACTGAGTGGCAGAAAGACTGTGAGATATCACAACACCAACTGGACGAAGTCTCTCGACTGACACCATCATTACATGCAAAATATTTGCAGTATCTGGCATTCGCCAAACTACAACTCAAGCGTTCTGAAAACAAACAGAAGACGTTGCTCAAACAAAAGTTCTTATACTATAACGGAAAGATGTCACAAGAAGAGGTCTTAGCGACTGGGTGGGATTTAGACCCATTGAATGGTCTTCGTATGCTCAAAGGTGAAATGGAGTACTACTACGACGCAGACCCAGAGATTCAAAAGTCTGAGGAGAGGTTAATCTATCACAAAACTTTGATTGAAACTCTGAAGGATATTGTGGACACCTTAAAATGGCGGCATCAAACAGTCCGTAACATGATCCAGTGGCGTATGTTCGAAGCCGGTGGTTAAGTAACATATAAGTATATGCACAAAGGTAAGGTATGATATGTATGATGAACAGGATCTAAAGAAAGCAGAACAACTGCATTTTCTAGGACATAAAATTGATATAGAAGTTATTGAACTAGCAAAGATTATTTATGAGCGTAGACAACAAAATTCGAATCAGGATGGTCAATCACAGTTACTTCGCGGTTGAAGCACACCCTGCTCAAGAAGCAGAGCTCCGTGAGTACTTCGCCTTTATGGTGCCTGGCGCGAAATGGACACCTGCTTTTAAAGCGCGTCGGTGGGACGGAAAAATTCGTCTGTACAACATGGTATCCAAACAAATGAATGTGGGTCTGTATACTCACCTTCGTCGTTTCTGTGCAGACCGTTTTTATCAGTTGGAGATACTCGAACATGAGGTATATGGAATACCCTCATTTAAAGAGGATATCGATCACCCTGCTCTTATCGACTTTATAACTACTTTAGATGCCCCATTCAAACCTAGAGACTATCAATACAAAGCTATCGCGCACGGGGTGGAGAACAGACGTTGTCTTCTGTTGAGTCCTACGGGTAGTGGTAAGTCTTTCATTATATACAATCTTCTCCGGTATTGCTATGAAGTGACCGAAGGGAAGATATTGGTCATTGTCCCAACCACCTCTCTGGTTGAACAGATGTATAAAGACTTTGCCGACTACGGTTATGACGTGGATGAGTTCTGTCATAAGATCTACTCTGGTAAGGAGAAGGTCACTGATAAGAGGATTATCATCTCTACATGGCAGTCAATCTACAAGTTTGGTAAAGAGTGGTTCGAACAGTTCAACACAGTCTTTGGTGATGAAGTACATCTTTTCAAAGCAAAGTCTCTCTCTGGTATGATGGACAAGTGTACTGAAGCACAATATAGGTTTGGTCTTACTGGTACGCTTGACGGTACTGAGACTAATAAACTAGTGTTAGAGGGTTTGTTTGGGCCTACACTCACGGTGACACGCACCGTAGAATTGCAGAAGGCTAAGCAACTTGCTGAGTTAGAGATATCAATTCTTCTGTTAAGGTATCATAGTGATATCTGTAATATGATGAAAGACAAGAACTATCAAGAAGAACTTGATTATATTGTCACATATGAACCACGTAATAAGTTTATAAGTAAGATTGCAATAGATCAAACGGGTAACACTTTAGTTATGTTTCAGTTTGTTGAGAAGCATGGTAAGGTATTATATGAGATGATTAAGTCTATGGCATCTGAGGGACGTAAGGTGTTTTATGTTTCTGGTGAGGTAGACGCTACTGATCGCGAACGTATACGGGGGATCGTAGAGAAAGAAAATGACTCAATTATTGTTGCTTCTCTTGGCACTTTCAGCACTGGCATCAACATCCGCAACTTGCATAATATTGTATTTGCGACTCCGTCCAAGTCTCAGGTTAAAGTCCTCCAATCAGTTGGCCGTGGTCTCCGCCAGTCTGACGATGGTAGGACTACTAAGCTTATTGATATCGCTGACGATCTCCATGTCAACGGTCATAAGAATTTTACACTGAAACATAGCGCCGAAAGGATTAAGATATATACTAAGGAAGGATTTGCTTATAAAGTATATCCTATTGACTTAAAACCTATATTATCAAAGGATACTGATACAAATGAGTACTTCGATTAGACATTTTAAATTAGTTACTGGTGAAGAAGTTATATGTGAAGTGCTTGAAGAGACTGGAGATACTATTGTAGTTAACAATGCAATGAGTCTTATGCAGAATACTTTAAAGAATGGTGATAAGTTTTTTACTTTTAAAACTTTCATGGTGTATCAAGATACTCCTATGAATGTCATAATCATTTTTACTGACAAGATTTTGTCTCTAGCAACACCTACCAAAGAAATGACAGACCAATACTCTATGGCTATTGAAGAGATGGCTAAATATATCGAAGAGACTTATACAGATAGTTCTAATGAAGAAATGTCTTTAGATGAGTTTTTAGATGATATGGATAAAGAAACTAGATTGATAGACTCTGATGTAACAGGAATGGTATCCAATTAATTTAGTATATACCCCTCTGGGACAGTAAAGATATTATACACTATAAAACTCCATTTGTCAAGGAAATAATAAAAAAAACTTATGATAGTAGGATTTACTTGTTCATCATTTGATTTGTTACATGCAGGCCATGTCACTATGTTGCGAGATGCGAAGGCGCACTGCGACTATCTCATATGCGGTCTACAGGTAGATCCCTCTATTGACAGAGACAATAAGAACTCTCCAGTACAGACCATAGTGGAAAGATACTCTCAACTAAACGCCATAGGGTATGTTGATGAGATCATTCCGTATGTTACTGAGCAAGACCTTGAAGATATCCTTTCTATGTATCAAATAGATCTCCGTATATTGGGGGACGAGTATAGGGACAAGGATTTTACAGGTAAAGACATATGTAGGAAACGAGGTATACAATTATACTTCAATGAGAGATCCCATAGATTCTCTACCAGTGGATTGAGGGAAAGAGTTCAGATAATTGATTGACACAGACGTATTAATCTGTTATAATAGACCTTAAATTAATCGAGTGATATATAATGAAACCTAAAGAAAAACCGCACTACGTGAACAATAGAGAATTCTCTAATGCAGTTGTAGAATATTGTACCACTGTAAAAGAATCCAAAGAATCGGGTAGCACTCGTCCCGTGGTAACTAATTATATTGCTTCATGCTTTCTAAAGATTGGAGAGGGATTATCCCATAAAGCGAACTTCGTTCGTTACACCTATCGTGAAGAGATGGTGATGGACGCAGTAGAGAACTGTCTCAAAGCAATTGAAAACTATGATATTGAAGCGGCTACCCGTTCTGGGAAACCCAATGCATTCGCATACTTCACACAGATATCATGGTACGCATTCCTCCGAAGAATTCAAAAAGAAAAGAAACAACAAGACATCAAAATGAAGTATATTGCTGAAGCGGACATCAGCGCATTCATGGACGGTGACGGTGAAGGTTTCTATCATCAACAAAGTTCTCCATTTGTAGACACTCTACGTCAACGTATTGATGTGGTAAAAGGTGCTGACGACGAGTTCAAACAATATGCAAAGGAAGAGAAGAAAAGAAAGAGACGTGCAGTATACGTTGACTCAGATCTAGCCGATTATTTAGATTAAGATACCCCTTGACAGGGAACCTTAAATGTAGTATAATAGTCGGTATATAAATCGAGTTGAGTCTTTTATGAAACTAGCAATACTAAATGATACACACTGCGGATGTCGCAATTCATCGGACATCTTTATGGAGTATCAAGAACGTTTTTACACTGAAGTCTTTTTTCCGTATCTTCTTGAGAACGGTATTACTCAGATTCTACATCTGGGTGATTATTATGACAACCGTAAAACAATCAATCTTAAAGCGTTGAACCATAACCGCCGTATCTTCTTGGATAAACTCCGTGATTACGGTATCACTATGGATATAATTCCTGGCAACCATGACGTTTACTTTAAAAATACTATTGAACTAAACTCTCTGAAAGAGTTGATGGGACACTATATCAATGAAGTAGACATCCTAATGGATCCTGTCGTCCGTGAGTATGGTGGCGTTAAGTTTGGTCTTGTCCCTTGGATCTGTCCTGAGAACGAGAAAGAGATATTGTCTTTCTTAGAGAACTGTGGTGCTGATGTCATCGGTGGCCACTTCGAACTCGCAGGGTTTGAGATGGATAAGGGTGTTGTCTGTCACAGTGGTATGGATCCGAAACCTCTAGAACGTTTTGAAACTGTGTTGTCCGGACACTTCCATACTAAATCTAGTAAGGGTAACATTACTTACTTGGGAGCTCAACTAGAGTTCTTCTGGAACGATGCTCATGACCCCAAGTACTTCCACATCTACGATACAGAAACTCGTGAGATGACCCCTATACAGAATACAGTCGCACTATTTCATAAAATATATTATGATGAGACTACCATTAATTACTTCGAAGATCTTTCACATCTAGACGGTAAGTTTGTTAAGTTGATTGTCTCGAATCGATCAGACATGCAGAAGTTTGAACGTTACGTTGACAGGATCCAGCAACAGAAGATTCACGAGTTGAAGATTGCCGAAGACTTTAAAGAATTTCGTGGAGAAAATGTAAGTAATACTGATATTACT